AGCCTCCGTCAGCGTCATTGTAATGTTGCCGCCACTGTCCGTGAACTTCGTCACCCCTGTAGTGCCACTTGCTCTCAATACCAGATCACCAGCAGTACCTCCAACAGCGATAGAGTTTCCGTTGTCTATACCGATAGTCGCGTTGCCTGACCCCCTAGTAAATTCAAGAGCGGGAGTTGTTGAACTTGTGACATTTAGAAGGTGATTTGAGCTAGAACCACCGATTGAGACACGCTGATTGGATAGGATGCGCATGGCTTCACTGGTTGCTGTGCTAAACGCTAAAGAATTATTAGAATTGTCGTACCGAATACGGCCTACATCAGTCCCAGCAGTATCACCTAAATCTAAACCTGCAATGTTAGATGTTCCTGACGTTATTCGAGCAATGGTGTTTCCAGTTGAATACACATGCAATGCAGTTTCAGGACTGCTAGTACCAATACCAACATTCTCATTAGCATCAATAGTAATCGCCGTGGCATTGCCATTGTCTACAATGCTTGTACTCAGGAGTCCTCTGGATACTTTTGTTAAAGCCATTAGTTATTCTCCAGTTGAGTGATTCGTGTTTCAAGTTCTTGGATTGTTGCCACCAATAGCGGCACAAGTTTGCTTTGGTCAATGCCTTGATACACTGCATTTCCATCATCATCTACAGCGTCCTTAGTGCCTGTGATTGCCTCTGGTACAATGTCTTGTACTTCATGCGCCAAGAAGCCATCAACAGTAACGTCAGCGTCAGCAATAAAATTAAAGCGTGAAGGGTTGAGTTGCTTGAGACGTTCTGTAGCGCCTGTCATAGCGACTACGTTTTCTTTGAGGCGATAATCTGATGAGGTAACGTAGGCTGTCGTGGTGCCAGTGGTTCTAATGTAGCCAACTATCCCGTTCGTATTTGTAAATAAAATCTTATCGTGTGCGTTAGCGTTGTCTGTTTGAGAAATCACTATACCTTGAGACCCAGAAGTGACAGAAATACTTACTTTTTCGGTATAGGATTGTGCAGTAGTCCCCACAAGCAAGTTACCGCTGTCTTGCAGGATCATCAAATTGCTGGTGTTGGCAGCGTTATTAAATCGGTATCCGTGCGTAGCGTTTCCCAGAAAATAGGAACTAGACCCAATTTCTATCGGTACTGTTGGTTTTATAGATGTTGCGTCGATGCGCATGCGTTCTGTGCCAGAAGTACCAAACCGCAGCAAGTTAGACGCAGCATTCGACCCAGCTTGAGTGCCGATAAACGCACCATTGGCGAAATGCCCAACGTCAAGTGTGCCATACGTTGCTTGATCGCCCGTGTCCAAGCCAATTTGATTAGTGTTACTAGAAATGTTCAGCGTGTCTGTTGGCGAGCTAGTACCAATCCCGACGTTGCCGCCATTCGTATTGAGTGTTGTGTTTGTACCTTGCGTATTTATTATCATCGTCGAGGAATCAGAGTAAATGTTACCTTTGACTACGCCACCTGTTTTGAAGTCAACAAACCCGCTGAATACGCCGTTAGTAGCAGCCACAGTACCCGTTACGTCGATGCCTGCATTAGATACTGAAAATTTTTCAGCGGCAGAACCATTAAACACAATTAAACTCTTAGTAGAGTCTGCGCCTAAATAGCCTCTTACTGTGCTTGCTTGTTGTAGTTCTATAAGAGCAGTAGCGCCTCCAGTTCTATCAACACTAAGAGTGGTACCACTATGAGTTAGTGTTGTAGCACCATCAACAGTCAAACCATCAGCAGTCACAGTACCCGTTACGTCTAAAGCACCGGGAGTCACAAGATCACCAGACAGCTTTGCAGATGTAATACTATTATCTACAGGAACATTAATATCTGTCTGAGTCATTGTCATAACTTCTACAGCACTACCGCTAGGTGGAGCCGTAGAGAATGTCAGAGTAGTTCCAGAGATACTATAGGTAGACTTGTTCTGATAAACGCCATCAATAAATACTTGCGTGTTATTTTCATTGACAGGATTTATAGTAAGAGTTAAAGTAGTGTCACTACCATCGCCTGTCATGCTATCAATATTTAAGTTAGAGCCTGACACACCAGCAGCTACAGAGTAAACAAGAATACTGTTGCTGTTAGCAGGAGCAGTACTAAATGTTAGTGTAGTTACGCCGCCTGATGTAGCAATGCTATAGGCATCTTGTTGTTGAAAGACACCTTCAATAAATACAAGTAAATTATCTTCAGAGGCTACTGCTTGACTTAAAGCATATGCAGTAGTGGAGCCATTACCAGTAAAACTATCAGTAGTAAAAGTATTAGTACCTCCACCACCAATGGCTCCCCAAGCATCTGTATAGCCTTCAAACTGTGATAAGCTAGTGTTGTAGCGGAAGTATCCAGCAGCAGGACTTCCGGGACGCTGTGCTGTAGTACCTACTGGTACATGTATTGAGTCTGTATTAGAGCCTAAGTCAAGTGAAACATCTGGAGAAGCATTACCAATACCTACACGATTATTAGTAGAGTCAACCTTTAGTGTGCTAGTATCTACAGTCAAGCCTGCAAAAGATGGGCTATCTGTTGTGGCAACGCCTTGGTTCAGTGCTTTGACGGATGCTTCACTTGTAAGCTCACTGTCCATTAGGGCACCAGCAGCAGTGACATTAGCTGTATCAGTTACATCTGCACTGGCTTCTATACCATCAAGTTTGCTATGGTCAGCATCAGTAAAGGCATTAGTATCTGCATTAGACTCATAGGCAGTCTTAATTTCAGCAGCAGTCTGATCAGCAGTAGCTCCTGATTCAATACCATCCAGCTTAGTACCGTCTGTAGCTACGTCACGTCCATCTATGAGGCCATTAGTAGTTAAGTTACCCGATACCACAGGGGTAGCTAAAGTCTTGTTAGAGAGCGTCTGAGAGCCTGTGAGAGTCGCTACAGTAGAATCAATATCAATTGTTACTGTATTACCAGTAGCACTAGAGCTAAGACCAGTACCACCAGCGACTGTAAGGGTTTCTGAATCAAGATCAATTGCAATCGTACCACTATCTGTGGTAACATCTAAATCTTGTGCAGTTACCTGAGAGTCTACATAAGCCTTGACTGACTGTTGTGTAGGCACAAGTGCAGCACTGTCGGATGCCATATTGTCTTCATCGACAAAAGCAGTGATAGTAATTGAACCATCCGAAAGGCTACCGTATGTTAAAGTGTTTACGGTAACAGCGTTGATTGTACCGCCCTCTACTTTATCACCAGAGATTTGATTGTCTGCGAGTGTTAAAGTACCTGCTGAAACATCTAAAGTTTTACCAGTCCCTACAGTAATATCAGACGTAGCAATTGTAGCGCCGTCTACAGTACCACCATTTATATCTGGACTTGTTAAAGTTTTGTTAGTAAGGGTTTGAGATCCTGTAAGAGTTGCTACAGTACTATCAATTGCAAAAGTGACTGCATTACCTGAACCAGACGTATCAATACCTGTACCGCCTGTAAAGGTCAGTGACTCACTGTCTAGGTCAATGCTCAAAGCACCACCAGAGTCTGCACTGAAGTCTAAATCTTGTGCTGTTACTTGCGCGTCTACATAAGCTTTGATAGACTGTTGCGTGGCTAAAGATGTAGCACTATTAGAAGTTAAGCCATCTTCATCAAGAATAGCTGTTACTGTAGAGCCACTTGAGAGTACCAAAGAATCAATGTTGGCAGTCCCATTAATAAAAAGATCTTTAAATTGAAGGGAAGATGTTCCCAAGTCAATGTCATTGTCAGTAACAGGAACAATAGCACCGTCTTGAATACGAATTTGTTCAACCGCTGCACTAGAGACTTCAACATAAAAACCCCAACGATTGTTAGTGCTATCTACTTCAATCTTGTTAAGAAAGTCAAGATCACCAATCTTAGGAATATTACCACCTTGTCCAGCAGTGCCATCATGTCTGTGACCTGTATTTACTGCACTGCTAGAAGAATAAGCAAAAGAGTTTACTAATTGGTTGTACTCATTATTAAATAATGATGCTGATATAGTATCTCCATCAGCAAACGTACTTTGTCTGGTATAGCTCTGAGCCATCTATTATCTCCTTCCTGATGGAGTGTAGTCTATATAAAGACCATTCACTGTATATGGCGATTGTTGATCTGAACTTGTCACAATAAAACTTACAGTATGTCCACTGCCTTGTACTGTTTGACGTATTAGAGGATCTGAAGAAGCGCCAAATACATTAGCTCCAAATACACCTGATCCAAAAATACTAGGCAGCGGTATGCTGTCTAATACATAATCTAAAGGCTGCGCTATTTGAGGATCTTCATAATCATAACGCACACGTAGTGTAGGTTGAACAGCCCCTTCAGGACTCATAGAAATGCGAACATAGCGCATAGTCTTTTTAGTACCTACATCACCAAAATCTAAGTTAGGTGTTTGATAAGCTGCTGTTACATTAGAAGCAGTACCACCATAATCAAAAGAGTTACCTTCATCATGGTTGTATATGTAACCATCGGTATCTCCATGCCAAGTTTGTTCAATATCATTTAAATCTAAATCTGATGTCAAAGCCGTAGCTTTAATACCTTGAGTTTCTGAGTATTGAAATCCTTCATTAGTCAGTGTAGCAATAAGACCTTTGGCAGCAATATTAGCTGTGCCGTCTGTATTGTAGAATAATCTATATTGTGATTTACTTCTAAGAACAGCACTGGTAATATCTAAGTTGTCAATGTTAGCCGCAATACTTTTAATTGTAGGTTGAATAGGTCTACTTACAGTTCCTAACTCAACGTCACCAATTCGTACCGTACCTGCAACGGTTCTAAGTCCATCGGGACTCAAGAACAATAGATCACCTGCAATTTCTTGAATGCTGTGTGCATCCATACAGCCTACGTTTTTAGTGACAGGATCGACAACAATACTAGAAGAATCATTTATATTTAAAAGTTTAAAAATACTATTAGTACAGAAAATAATAAGATCACTACGGAAACTAGCTAATCCTACTATTTTGTCTTCAAGTACAATAGAGCCTGCTCCAGAACCAGTAAAATTATCTGGGTCATTAAAAGAACTGTAAAAAATTGTATTAGGGTGACTACTACCGCCATCAACTACAAAATGTCCATCATGGATTGTACCAAAACGAGGAGCAACAGTGTTACTTACTGTCACTTCATCTGAAAAAAAAGTTCTAGTAGTTAAAGCTCCTGTGCCTTCCATTCTAAAGAAATAAGGCTTGTTAGCTCCATCACATATTAAAACTTCACCGTAGTCAAAAGTACCTTCAAATAAAGAAAAGCTAGTTTGTTTTTGACCAGTTCGTACTAAGTCTGAACGGCCTGTAAAAGTTGCGTAGTCATCTCCTAAACCAGATACTCCAGACTTAGCTATAGAAATCCATGAAGTACCATCTGTGCTAAAAAATATTCCAGTACCTGAACAAACAATTACACCATCAGCATAGCCCCTAATTCCTAATACTTTATTAGAACCATTAGGTCTAACTGCTGAAGCTCCTCCATATATACTAAACCCATTAATACGACGATAGCCGCCATCAGTATCTACTTCAAAGTTTGTTAACTTAGAAGCAATCCCCGGTTGACCCAACATTTCAAGTTGGTTAAGACTAGTGTATAGTCCACCCTTTGCTGATAAACCAAACGGTTGAGACATTAGATAAACCTCATGCGATCATCTTTGAAATAACCCGGAGTTGGTTCCATTAAGTTTAGCTTCATCAAACGCAGACCACGCTTGTAGTCTTCAAGAGCAAATGCAGAAAACTGTGGGCTTTCTTTAAATTGATAAATATAATATCTAGCCCTGTTCAGTAGTACAGGCTTGTAAGTATTTGGAAATACTGTCTCGTCTCCAAATGCTGAAAGCTCTGTAGGTAATGTATAAGCATAAAACCAAATACGATATACTTTATCTGGTATAGCACTAAGACCAAACTTACGATTATCAGGACTTTTAATTACACGATCCGGTATGCCATACTGTTGCGTATCTGCGTCATCTAAGTTTTCTGAAATACGTCGATAGTCTTTCCATTCTTCAATAGTAGTAAAACGTAAGTTACGAGCCTCATAAGGAGCAGTCTCTCCGCTCACACCCACTGTAGTTAAATAAAAGTTATCCCAATCTATATAGCCGTAGTCGGTAACTAATGAAGAACTAGCAGGCTTTAAGTTGTACCAACGCTGTCCTGCTACTGTCTCTACATAGACATTACCGTACATTGGATCTGTTTCACCACTAAGATTCAAAGCTAAAAAAGGCCACTGTGGTTCTTCATTGACAATATCAAGATACGCTCTATTGATCGAATCTTTAACATGCTGTTGAATACCCACAGCAGAAGCAAAGCTAGAACTGGTAAGTTCAACTTCATTCATCTCTCGAAGGAGTTCATTTGCCAGATCTAGATATGTTGCCATTATTTATGTACCTTTTGAACCTCAAAGTTTGCTGACTTACTTGCGCCCTTGTGAGCCTTGTACCCATCTTTAGGATCTTTCATAAGCTTATAAGACTTACCAGACTTCATCCAGTGATAGCCTTTAGGTGCTTCTACCTTCATTATTTTGTTCTTTTTGCCATTTTGTTGCAAGCAGCTTCCATTGCATAAATATCAGAGGAAGCTTTACCGCCATGACCATACATCATGCGGCCCATAGCAGCGCCTGTACGTGGCTTCTTTTTATCTTCTTCCATCATCATGTTGTAGCCGCCGCCCATCATCTTCTTTTTTCCATAATCCATTAGTCTTGCTCCATTGAGAATGTTTTACTTTTTTCCCTAGCAATATCAAATTCTGTTTGATGTTTTTTGCCAAAGATTCTATCCCAGTTTGAATCGTACTTTGCTTTGTTTTCAGTTTTATAAAAACTTCCTGTTACTCCAAGTGTACGCCCTTTGTTGCGTTGACCGCTACGAAGAACTACTGAGTTTTTTTCTGATCCAATCTGAGGCATTAAAATCTCCAAGAGAAGAAAGGGGGCCACCTAAGCAGCCCCCAAACTTGTTTAGTCTACAGTGTAGAATGCAGATACCATCGCTTCGGGGCGAAGTACCTTAGCACCGTATACGTGCAAACCACGAACAATGTCACCAAAGCTATCTGGGTCACGAAGAACCTCAGTGCTGGTGATTGTTTGAGCAGTAGCCGTAGAAGACATATGACCAGCCATTACTTTACCAGAAGCGGTAGAGGTAGCAGCAATGTTGTTGGACTTGTACATATCAAACCCACGCAACTTGCCAGAGCTTACCAAACCGTTACGGATAGAGCCTTGACCAGCGTTGAAGTCTACAGACAGTAACTTAGATCCAGACTGTGATAGCTCTTCGTAGAACGAAGGAGGAGCTACAAACCATCGGCCTTCTTCAGGGATGTTTTGATCGTCCAGCAATCGTGCCATACGAGCCATCAGGTCAATAGCGTCTACACCAGTGCCGTCGCTACCCAAAAGGTCTACGGAAGCAGTGGTTTCAGCTACACCGCCAGTACCAGCAGCAGCGTCTGCACCAATTACATGGTCAGGGCCAGAGCTAGATACACCAGCGAACATAGAAGCTAGAACGCCTTGGTCAAAAGCATCGCGCAAAGAGTAAGCTGCTGAAGACGTAGCAACGTCACGGAAGTTAACGTGAGACATATTTGTTTCAATGTCATCTACGATAAACTTAAATGCGTTTGCAGTGTCAACAACCAAAGTTACTTCTTGGTCGGTCAGCTTGGTCTGAGTTACGTCTTGACCACGCTCATACTGATAAACAGTAATTTCAGGCTCTTTGATGATGCGAACACTATCACCGAATGCTGCAATTTCACCAGCATAGTCCGTGTTAGTGATTGCTTCAATTACAGAAGCCTTACGGAAAAAGTTTAATACCTGCTTGGAATAAACTTTAGGTAGGAAAAATGAATTAGTCTGACCTGATACAGAATTCGCAAAGTTTGCATCTGTATCAGTTGACGGTTCAAAAAATTGGTCACTTACATTAAAAGCCATGTTAATATTCTCCTAATAACACAAATTAATTATGCTACTACGCGACCCTCTATCATTGCCTGCTTGATTTCTTCTTCGTGTCTATCAAACTGATCTAGGGACATAGCAGCGATTTCCCGTTCAGTCCAGATTTTAGGTTGTCCAGCATCAATGTTAGTTGTTTTGGTTGATACCATGTCTGCTGCACTTCCCTGTTGTTTTTGTCTGGGCTGTGATTTTGTTTGAGTAATGCCTCTTTCCAACTTGTACAGATCAATAGCTTTTGAAGCCAAAGCAACATTATCTGGGTTATTATATACCCAATCCTGAATTTGCTCTGGTTGCTCCTTAGCCCACGAATGAAACTCTTCATCCCCTCTGATGTCTTCAAAGTCTGGATGACGTTGCTTCAATGTAGTCTCAGCTTCTCGTCGCATTACTTCAGACTCACGTTGCCGCATAGACTGTAGTTGTGCTTCAAGATCTGCAACCTGCCGCTGACTCTGCATATGTGCTACAGACTCAACAGTGTTATACAAATCAGGATACTCCTGTTTAAAACTTTCTAACTCTTCTTCAGACTTAGGCGGTTCATAACGAGGTTGTGCTGACTGAGCCATAGCTAAAAGTTCTTCTTCCTTTTGCTTAAACTCAGAAAGCTTTTGATCATAATGTTTCTTTAGATCATCGTATCGCTTTTTATAGTTAGTTCTTTTTCGAGGTTCAGCTTCTTGTTCTACAGGGGCCTCTTCAGGGGTAGCCTGTTCTTGCTGTGGCTCGTAAAATAAACCGTCTGCACTTCCCATACTAGGCTTGTCTGGCGTATGCCAAGCTTTCTTAGCGTTGTATGGATTAGGTGTTTCCTCTTGTTGTACTTCTGACATTTCTCAATCTCCTTCGCGGGGCTTGTGTCTTGCAAGGTAGCCATATTAACTCCGTCGAGTCTATGGGGCTTGTCTTACCAAGGTAGCCGTGAAAATTATTGAAGGCTAGGCATCTTATTTGCACCCATCATAAGTTTTTTGATTTCCTCATCAGTTACACTCATGGGATTCTTTTCTTGTTCAGGGTCTTCTTGCATATAACCACCGATAGCCTTCATTTGATAACCGCCATCATAAGCGCGTTCAGCATCATCCATCATTACTTGGAGATTGTCTGCACCAATCTGGTCGGTTGCTTTTCTGGTAAATACAAACTCACCATCGCTCAAACGAGCGGGGATAGAATCTGATACACCAGTTCCGGGGCCGTCTACTTCGCCAGCACCCGAAAATTCTGAAGCAACTGTAATTACTTTGTCCAAGATGTCTGATAGTCTTGGATCGTCTTGTAACACACCTGCTAAATACATTTGTTCTTCATCGTCAAGGGATTCATCCATGACGTACTTAATATAATCTTCTTCCATTTCATCATCTGGAAGTTGTGAAGCCATTGCTTCGTCCATTTCATCATCAGGGATGTTAGGGTAGGTGTCTACTGGCATACCTTCTGTAGGCATCAACATAGAGCCACCTTCGTTAAATACTCCACGCCCCTTTAGGACATCTGCCTTAGTAACCTCTCCATCGCCTGTAAGATCTGGAAACTTACCGCCTTTAGCTTTTCCTTCACGAGCCATAAGCTCCTTATCTATTTCTTTCATCGCAGCAATCTTAGTCATATCGCTTACATTACTGGTATCTTTAATAAAATTTTTCTTAATAGTTTCACGTTGCTCATTAGACTCTGCTGCTGCAAGACTACGCTCAAATGTACGGTACATATCTATGTAACCTTTTACAGGATCAAACCTTTCATCATTTTTATTCATATTCTTTCCTATTAAGTGCTTCTTCTACTTGAGCAGGTAAAGTCTCTAATCTAGCCAGAAAATTCATCTTCCCCTGACTGCGGAACATTTCCAGTTCCGATGTTGCCCCCACCAGTACCTGTAACTCCAAGGTCTTGAGGCTGTTCAGGTACTCCTTGAGTGGCTCCCATACCTCCGGGTTCTTGACCAGCGGGGCCAGCTTCCGGGCTAACTGTTTGTCCAGCATTTTGCATTCCTATAATTTGAGCCATTATTGCAGCTTCTTCAGGGTCATTCATTAGTTCATCTGGGTCTAGATCAAGACTATATGCCAGTTCACTAATGAGTTTGTTCATCTTAATAAACGGAGCAACAGCAGGATTAGCTGCGGTCTGAAGGAACATTGTCAAGCGTTGACTTCGTACTTCCTTCTGCATTAAGCTATTTGTGCCTGTAGCCTTGACTTCTAAATCACCCTCAATACCTAATCTACGATCTGAAAACTGCATGTTCCATTGAAAGTATGCTTCGCCCAAAGGCTTCAATAAGAAGTCATCAAGGTTCTTAATTACCGTTTTAATATTCAACGAAGCTGCACCAAGCAACATAGACATACCTGATGCAGTACGTGTCATGCTTTGTACGCCTGTTTGACCGTGACTGTACGAAGGAATACCTGTTTGTTCGTCTGCAAGTTGTCGGAACTTGTCAAACATCTGCATGTTTTCTACAGTGGTGTTAGGAAACTTCAAGCCATTGATTGCCTGTCCCGGTACACCAGCTTGCCGCCTAAATACCTTACCGGGGTATATTTCCATGTTCTGACCGCCCACAAGAGCAGTCTCATCAACATCAAAAATAACTGATCCCGATAGCGCAAGATTATCAATAGCCATACGTGCATGACCATTCATAATCTTTTGAGAGTCATCCATGTTTTCTGCTACGCCAATACCAAAAAAACTATAGGGATTCTTTTCATAGCTAAAAGAATGATACGGTATTCGGAAGGGGGTGAATGGATTTACAACACTGCGAAGCATTTGACCATTACAAACCCAAGCATTAATTTGGACTTCGTCTAGGTCGTCTACATCTTCGGGTATTTCCATACCTACTTGGCGACAGTATTCCGCATCCATCACGCCCCAATACTCTAGAACTTCATACTGAGATGCACCGTATTCATCGTTTCGGCTGTCATCTTTCAGTTCTTGTTCATAATCTTCTTCTACGTAGTTAGGCCCCATCTGGAGACAAGTACGTATAGCTTCTTTGTCAAAGTAAGGCATCTTACCTAGACTACGAAGCTGTGTTCGATTCATTTTATGTCGATGGAATACATATTCGGATTCATTAACATTTGTTGCGTTGGGGTCTGGAAAGAAATCCCAGATGCTAACAAACTCCAAACGAGGAACCCGCACATCCACAGGAGAGTAAGTTCTATCACCGCCCTCTCCTTCTGTCCATCTGTGTAATGTTTTGTTAAAGTTGAACGGCCCTTTGACGATTCCTGTGCCGAATAAAGCTGATTCAAATAATGCGTTTCTAATTTCACTAGCGCCGTTAGACTCCTCTATCTGATCGTGTATAAGTTTTTCCATGCGTCTTGCAGCTTTTTGTGCAGGACTAAGTTCAAGAGCTTTAGGGTCTGGAGAGGGGCCTTCAGCAAGCATACCTTTTTCTTCGGCTTGCTTATCTAATTTTATATCTTCAAACTTACCTGTTCCGTAAGTTGCTCCCGGCTTTAGTACTTTACCATCGCCTTCAAAACCTACGTCAAACGGATTTTCTACTTCTTCTTCTTGTACTTCGCCTTCAGATGTTTCAATTCCGGGTTGAATGTGTGCATACTCAGGAGTCCCTTCAGGCATCTTAGTTTCACTGATACCAATAGGAAACTTATTCGCACCGAACACTACATCTACAAGTTGACCAAAGGCTGCAAGCACCTTGGTCTTTGTTACTTTTACAAATACTCTAGACTTCTCAGATTCACGGAACCTTGTGTTTTTACCATACAAACCACGATAATTGTGATAGGCTGTAAGCCATCGTTGCTCATCTAAGTCTCTAGCTGTCTTAGCAGAAACATAGCGGTCATTAATAAGACCTACTAAATTATTACGAAGACTTTCTTCAAGAGTAAGCTCTAGGCCCTGTTCGCCCTCAACTTCTCCAAAGTAAATATCATTCGCTGTTAAAGTATTTTCTGCCATTAGTATCCAAACTCCGCATCAACGGGTGTGTATGCCTGTTCCATTCTCATGTTTCTGAACTGACTAAAAATGTCGTTGACTTTAGGTCTTGACATAACTAAGTATCTTAGTGCATCATAAGCATGGTCAGGTGCATGTGTATCAACATCTTCTGGGTTAGATTTATCCAGAGGAAGACTTTGGAGTTCGCGTATCAAGTTGGGACAGCTATTAAATATCTGTATCTTTGGTCTGCCACTAGACTGCACTCGTAAGTATTCGTGGATTTGTATTTTACCCTGTATTCTATTTTTATCTGCTCTTCGCAGCTTGTGCCCTGCTCGTTGAAGCGTCTCTCCAACTGTAGGGCCTGTTGTTCCTGTTCTGTTCCATGCCGCTGTATCAAGCACTCCGGGTACTGAAAAAGGATCTTGTAGCTCCATGTTCGTAATCATCTGAGCCAAATCTACGCCTGTGAGTCCTTTGCGATATAGCTCTCTGTAAATTATTAGTGTGCCATCAGTGGGATCAACACAACCCCAAACACAAGCACTCTCAGAAGCATAACCATAGTCAATCCCCTTGACTCTTTCCCAACCTACTGGAATCTCAAAGGGTGTAATAACATGCTCCATTACATCAAACTCTGTAAAGGCAGCACCCTCTGTAATGTCCCAGTTACCCTCTAGAAGCTGCTTGCGCTGTACATCAGGCAAAGCTTTTAACATTTGTTCGTATCTACCATCTTTAGCAAGATACGGATTGTCTTCTAGTCGGGCTGGTATAAAGCGTCGTGTCAAACCATCATCGCCTGTAAAGCTTTCATTAGGCTCTGATGGGTTCACATAACGCTTCTTTACCCATGTCGCACCAGCACCACCGGGGTTAGCTGTACAACGCATATATGGCGTAATCTCAGAATCTGTAGTACGCAATCGTGATGCTAGGTAGTTCCAAGAAAACTCTGTTGATAAGTGAGTAATCTCATCAAAACCAATCCAAGAGTATGCTTGTCCTTGATACCTGTATACGTCTGCATCACGCTCAAGGAATCCAAACTCTAGTTTAGCACCACTGGGAAATGTCCAGATCTTTTCAACCTCTCTGAACTTACATCCCGGAAAAGCCTTTGGATATAACTCCCTAGACTTATCTATAAGCTCCCTCAGTTCAGGCATTGAGCGTCTTAGTATTAACGCCCTATGAGCAGCCCTGTGAGCGAATCTGAGGGGATCTACGAGCATAGCATAGGACTTACCGCCCCCTGCTGCGCCACCGTACAATACGTCCGTTTCTGGGGCTGCTAAGAAGTCTGTCTGCGGCCCTTCGTTAGGAGAGAATATGACATCTCTTTCTGCTATTTCTTCTTGGACGTTTACTGGTAATTTTTCTACATCTGCTAGATCTACAACTTTACCTTCAACAGTAGAAGTATCGGCTGGTTCATCTAACTTACTCTGAATACTTTCTTGTTTCTTCAGACTTGTTCTTACTGTTGCTAACTCTGATTGGAGCTTCTTCTCTTTCTTTTTCTTTTCTCTAAGAGAACGCTGTGCAGACATCTTAGCTTTAGTAGCTGAGTGAAAGTTATATTGTCTCTTAGGAGCATCAGGGTCTAAAAGACCTGCTTCAATTTTTGCCTTCTTAACATAGTTACTGACTGTCTGGTGAGAGATTGTTGAATCTTCGGAATAGTTTTCAATAATCTCTTTCGCTTCTCTCAAGCTTGCTATCTTTCCAGATATAACACCATCAATGGTATCTTTCAGTAGTTGAATAGCTTCAGGTACTGCTACAAGCTTAGAGCCATCTTCTGATACCTTGTAACCAAAAGGCTTGGCTCCTCTGCGTATAGGTTTAGTTTCTGGAAACTTAATCTAACTCACCTTCAATATCATTTACTTGTTTGGCAGGAAGTATAAATAAACTACCAGCATTGACATCTACATTGTGGTTAACATCTAACCTATCTGTTTTAGATATGCCTACCCTATCAAGGATAGTCTGTGCCGCCTGTAGCTTAGTGTTTACTTGAGGTATAGCTTCATCTGAAGTCATAACCTCCACTAGCTTAAAGGCAGCTTGGGGCGCAGACTGAGCAAGGATATTTGAGGCTAAATCTATCACTTCTTGTTGCAAACTTTTTATGACTTGGGAGTGACTTCCTTCTGCATATCCTGCAAGCTCTGCTGCTAGTCTTGGATCACCTCCTGTAGATACCAAAGAATCCAAAAACTTCTGCTGCTTTTCAGTTAACACTCTGTCCTTAGAAGGACGAGAATCTTTAGGTACAAATTGTGAAATATGTGACATAGTTATCTGAAATAAATATAAGTATAGGGTTGTATTACACTTTTGTCAAGCATTATTTTTGTTTTTTTTAACAAAAAACACTTGACAGATCCTTAATCTCACTGTATAATATTGTACAATAAGTAACATCTAGTTAACTATAATATAAAAATATAGTTAACAATATATAGTACAATAGATGTTAACTAGATTGTACTTATTGTACAGTGAGCGCAATATTGTGAATATTATGCATATTGGGTTATTAGCTTTACAATTGCAAAATAGTGCAAAATGTGTAAGATTGTATTACTCCCCACCCCTACCCCCGTGACCACCTGCCCCGCCCATTGAGAATGATTCCCATTTAACAATATTTCTCAATTGCCAATGATTCTCAATAGCAAATGCCATTGTTTCTTATTTAAAATATTTCCCCATTTGACAATATTTCCCAATTGCAAATGATTCTCATTTAGCCTCGCTTCGTCACCTATTCCCAATTGGAAAATATTTACAATATTGTGTAAGCTTTGGAATATGTGAAATTGTTGGCATAAATATTGCAAATATTCCCCACATTCAACATCTTACCTGTATATCCATCCAGTCCCTGATTCCTTCTATTTTCCCATCTAAGCCACAAAATATTTTCTGCTAGTACGCTATGCCCTACCCCTAAAAACCGACACAAGGCAAAATGGAAAGCTTTAGGATACTGTATGTTTATACAGGTTCCCCTTAGTTTTCGTAGTTGGCATGTTAGATGCTTGTAGAAAAGTACTGTATATATATACAGGTATTTAACATCTTGGAAACATTCTGTAACACTTTGTTACAATAAACTTGTTTTACTTGTTGCAATGCCTACCCAATTGATTAATCTACTCCCATCGCTTCAACGGCGGTCGAGGAAAAGCGCACCAACCTGCTACACTCGTAAAAGGCAAAAATGGTGGGGGTACGGATAACAGTACGCGAGTG